CTGGCCCTACGCAGGCGCAGAGACCCTGTCTTCCTTGCCCTCACTCCCGTCACCGGAGGTGAGGGTCTAAAGACATCACTCACGATTGATTCACGATCATTGCTCAAATATTCGATATACGACTTCGCCACAAGGTCGTGTAATCTTGACACGTATGTACCCTGAAATTCCCAGGGTTCCCTGCGTGTTCTTCTTACGATCAGTATGAAACATACTGCAGCTGCAATATTCAGGAAGAATATATTCTGCTGTTCCATATAACTCGATAAGTCTCAAACATTTACTGCACTTTGTCATTACATTCCCCCCTGCATACATCACACATCCAAATGTCTGGTGCTCGGGCACTGGTAAACGTCCAGTTCCCCTGTGCGGTTGGCCCTTCAAAATCACAACGTATGCAAATATGCATTAACGTCAAACTGGCCACCGCCGAACATAGCATCGATGGCAGACGTTCTGCCAAAATCCTGCTCTATTCGTACTATAACACTCCATGTAATCATAACAATGATCACACGTCCTCTTCCTTTTCACTTCAGGCATGTTTGAGAATACCTCAATTCAGCCTTTTATTCTACCCACTCTTTCCCACATTCGTAGCAAATTACGTGGTATACTTGATGGTCTTCGATGAAGACTTTGTCTGCCCTTCGTGGTCGATAACCACAATCCGGACACATCAATAAAATCCACCCATAAATCTGGGCGTTACTCTCACCGCCCCAAAGCGGTCGGATTCGTAATCTGCGGCTGGAGTTATGGCTTTACCATATGTGCCCGCGGCAACTAACGCTCCAGCTACTACTGGTCCGTGTCGCAACAACGTCTGCATTCTTTTCACGGCCATTAGGCTCAATGCGCTTCCTTCACCTACAGCTGCAAGATGCGCTGCATGTCTAAAACCAAATATCATTTCAGTACTTACGATGGCACCAACAACTGCTGCATCGAAAGCCTTCTGCACAAACGGTTCATCAGATTCATGAATCCGTCTGCTTTCCATAAATGGTCCATAAATGGGTATGAACATTTTCATGTCCATGTTATCACTTACGCTTTTTCTTAACCAACATCAGTTTCTTCGTTGATTTCTTGCCGTCCGTGTATCGATAATGATACATCTTGCCGTCCTTCTTGAATTTCTTGCCGTACGTGTATGCCATCATGCACACACTCCCGAAGCTCTTTCAAAAATATACGCTGTTGCTCCGACAAGGTGTCCGATCGCAACCAATAACAAATACTCAATTCGATTATTTTTAATGTGGTCCAAGATAACCACAACTTTGCTCGCTGTAATAGCCGCATCTGCCGCATTCGTCATTTTCATGCCTCCAACGTTGGCTCGCACATATAACCACGATGATGTCCTGGTACCAGATTAACAAGCATCACAAGATTTGCGCTTGCCTCTGGATCCCAAACAATTCGCATCAAACCGGCCGGGAAGATACCGCCCTTGCTGCTTCGAGTTCCAATTTGTCCAGGTGAACTGGCAAACAATTGAATCTGATCATGTAATGCCAAGTTTGGCATTTGATTAGCCCCGCCTGGATACTGAGTATCTACCGCAGTACCGTCGCCTTCAAAAGGATACGGGGCTTTGTTGTTCTCGTCAAGCAAATTATCGAGAACTTGTTCATTTTGGCGAACGCCTTCATTATTCAACGCTCCAATCCAATTGGCTGGTGCTGATGTACCCGAAACGTCTGCAGCATCAGCTGGTACGTTCGGATCTTCTTGATAGGGAAGTCCCCTACTCGCTGCATATCCTTCAATCAAGGACACTGCATTATTACCGCTGGCACCAGCACCAGGGTAATTTGCTCCAACAGCCAACAACTCATACTCATTCGCTGTGCCTGGTGATGCCGTGTTAGGCACACTAATCTTGGAGCTTTCCCATTCGCCAGCACCGGCAGCAGTACCGGCACTGTCAATAGGTAGCAAATTATTTCCAAATCCAGCATTATGATGAATAGCATCAGCATAGATTTTGAAGTCTTCAAAACGTGGTCGAACACTTTCCGTGTCTTCCAATGCACGTTCCGTCATTTCACGATACGCTTCAAAACCTTTCTTGTACGCATTAAAAAACGTCCAAGTTGTTGGAATCTTTGCAATCTGAACCTTTCCAGCTTGCAAACTCTGAAACCGAATAGATTCCACTACCCAATTGATCCCTTGTCGATAAAATCGACGATTAACCAAGCTTGCACATTGGCTAAGATCAATTGTAAAATTTCCACCAGATGTTCCTGGCGTAGCAAAGGCCAGGGTCATGACTGCTGGTTGTATTTTCTTACCACGTCGGTATTTCGCCATCGAGACTCCTATACTCTAGTGGTTTATAATTTCGTGCGTGGCCCCTCTTGCTAAAGCAATTCACCGTTCCACTCCCGATTCGAAAGCCAGGCTGGCCCTACGCAGGCGCAGAGACCCTGTCTTCCTTGCCCTCACTCCCGTCACCGGAGGTGAGGGTCTAAAGACATCACTCACGATTGATTCACGATCATTGCTCAAATATTCGATATACGACTTCGCCACAAGGTCGTGTAAT